TAATTATTATGGCAGGAGCAGTTCAAGCAACCCCTGGGTTTGCTTTACAACCGAGTGCAGAACAGGTGCCTTTGGCAACTAACTACATTACAAACTTTGATTTCTTAAATCAGTATTTACCTGATACATACGAAAAGGAGTTTGAGCGATATGGAAATCGCACGATTGCATCTTTCTTACGTTTAGTAGGAGCAGAGATGCCATCTAACTCTGACCTTATCAAATGGGCAGAGCAAGGAAGACTACACACTAAATATACTAATTGTGCTTCAGGAGCAGCAGCAGCTGCTGATACAGCAACAATTACAGTAAATGATACATTAGTACCAGGTACTGGAAGTATTGCAGTTCGTGTAGGACAGACTGTTGTTATTTCTGATAACGCAGGAGCAGGATTAAACAAAGGTATTGTTACAGCTGTAAATACAGCGGCAGGTACTTTTGACGTAGCTTATTATGAAGCTGGTGGACAAGTTGGTGGCGCTGGACTTACAAGAACAGTATTCATCTATGGTTCTGAATTTAAAAAAGGAACTAACGGAATGGTAGGCTCACTAGAAGCTGACGATGAAATCTTTGACAACTCTCCAATTATCATCAAAGACAAATACGCTGTAAGCGGGTCTGACATGGCACAAATTGGATGGGTTGAAGTAACTACTGAAAATGGAGCATCTGGATACTTATGGTATCTAAAATCAGAGCATGAAACAAGATTACGTTTTGACGACTATCTTGAGACATCAATGATTGAAGCTGTACCAGCTGAAGTTGGTTCTGGAGCAATTGCTGCAACAGGAGATGTAGGAAACAAAGGTTCTGAAGGTATCTTCTATGTAGTTGAGAATCGTGGAAATGTGTGGGGTGGTGGAAACCCAGCTGCACTAGCTGACTTTGATGCAGTAATTTCAAGATTAGATAAGCAAGGAGCTATTGAAGAAAATGTAATTTTCGTTGATAGAGAATTTAGCTTTGATATTGATGATATGTTAGCAGCTCAGAACTCTTATGGAGCTGGTGGAACATCTTATGGTTTATTTGACAATGACAAAGACATGGCATTAAACCTTGGATTCACTGGATTCCGTAGAGGATATGACTTCTACAAGTCTGACTGGAAATACTTAAATGACCCAACTATGCGTGGTGGTCTTCCTACTGGAGCTAACTCAGGCCGTGTAAACGGACTATTAGTACCAGCTGGTTCTACTACAGTATACGACCAGATTTTAGGTAAGAATGCGAAGAGACCATTCCTTCATGTTCGTTACAGAGCTTCTGAAACTGAAGACAGACGTTACAAAACTTGGATTACAGGTTCTGCTGGAGGAGCTGCTACATCGGATTTAGATGCGATGGAAGTACACTTCTTGTCAGAAAGAGCTGTATGTACTTTAGGTGCAAACAACTTCTTCTTATTCCAAGAGTAGTATTAATACCAAGGGAGGTTTAACCGCCTCCCTTTTTTTTTAAATCTAATTAAATTTATATATAATGAAAAAAAACGCATTAGTAGACAAAGTCTACAAACTTACTAGAGATAGAGCGCCTATATCTTTCTTATTACCTTCAGGCGGCTCAAGAAGACAACCCTTATTACATTTTGATGAAGACAAAGGAATCAACCGAGTGTTGAGATATTCTCCTAATCAAAGGTCTTGCTTTGAAGATGAGCAGGATGGACAAGTAGTTAGAGAGCCTATTGACTTTGTGGATGGCTTTTTAAGAGTTCCAAAAACAAATCCTGTACTTCAAGAGTTTTTGTACTATCACCCATTAAATGGAAAAAAGTTTATTGAAGTCAATGAAGAAAAAGATGCCGCAGCAGAGATTGAACAATTGAATATAGAGGCAGATGCTCTTATTGAAGCTAGAAAACTTTCTGTAGACCAGGTAGAGACCATATCAAGAGTTTTACTTGGGAGAAATACAGAGCAAATGAGCACGGCAGAGCTTCGTAGAGATATATTAATCTTTGTTAAGCGCGACCCTCAAACATTCTTAAAAATGATTAACGACCCTATGTTAAAGCTACAGTCTAATGTACAGTTGTTTTTTGACAAAGGATTATTGTCTTTTAGAAATAAACAAAAGGAAGTATGGTTTAACACATCTACCAACAAGAAGAAGATGTTGACTGTGCCTTTTGGGGAAGACCCAATGTACATTGTATCATCGTATTTACAGAGTGACGATGGCATAGAGTCTTTGAAAATGTTAGAAAAATTGCTAGAAGATTAGCAGTTGTGGAGAGAGGTCAAAAATAATTGACCTCTTTTTTTTTGCTTATCTTTGTAAAAAAGAAAGCGATGATAAACGCTGTTAGAAATACAGTTCTTGCTATCCTTAACAAGAATAATTACGGTTATATATCTCCATCAGATTTTAACTTGTTTGCTAAGCAAGCGCAGTTAGATATTTTTGACGAATACTTTATATCTTACAATAATCAGGTTAACAAACAAAATGGGAGAGTATCAGGAACTGGATACGCAGATATTCAAAGAGGATATGAAGAAGTAATAGATACTTTTTCAATCACGGCAAGCTTGTCTCAAAGTGTATTAAATGAATACACAGTTCCTACCGCAGCAACTACAGGTTCGGATTATTATCTTTTAAATAAAGTTTTAATATATAGTAATGTTGTTTCATCAGGAACAACTACTGCAACTGGAGGAGGTAATACGCAGTTAATAGATTCAGGAGCAACATTTCAAACAGATGGAGTGGCAGCAGGAGATATTGTTTCTATTGTATTGTCAAACTCTGTAGTTACAAATTTAAAAGTGGCTTCTGTTACAAATCAAACAACAATAGTTTTGAATGTAGCTTCTTTGACTATAACAGGTGTCCCTTATGCTATTTATAAGAAGGCTGATTTAAAAAATGAAGCAGAGCCAGTTAGTCATAGTAAAATAACTATGCTTACTAAATCAATGCTTACTAGTCCTAACACTACTTTTCCTGCTTATACTCAAGAAGGAAACATATTAACCTTATATCCTGATTCTGTAAGCCAAATAGGTAGAGTGGTATCGCAATATATTAGATACCCAAAAGACCCTAAATGGACCTATATTTCACTTACAGGAGGAGAGCCTATATTTGACCAGTCTCAATCAGACTATCAAGACTTTGAACTTCCTCAAGATGATGTAAATAATTTAGTGGCTAGAATATTACAATACGCAGGTATGTCTATTAGAGAGATAGCCACGGTGCAGTTTGGTCAAGCTATAGAACAACAAGAAAACCAAGAACAATAGTATGGCATATTTATCACAATATCAATATTACGAAAATGCGGGAGCGGCTCCTACCAATAAAAATTGGGGGTCTTACCAGTATGTAAGCTTGGAAGATATAGTAAATAATTTTCAGTTGATGTATTCTGGAAACCACTCGCTAGTTAATAACGAGGAAAGGTACAAGATATTGTTTCATGCAAAGCGCGGGATACAAGAGCTTAACTATGATGCGTTTATGGAAGTAAAAGCTTTAGAGCTTACTGTATTTGATAATCTTACTTTTGTTTTACCTAACGACTATGTAAACTGGATTCGTATATCTTTATATAAAGACGGATGGCTTAGACCTTTAAACGAGAACATTCAGGTTAACTCTGCTCAAGCATACTTGCAAGGAGCAGGGGGAACTCTTACATTCAACTCAGACGGAACTGTAATTACTACTGACTCGCAGCTAGATACTGAAAGAAAAAACGGTCAACAAAACAGTATATATTTAAATCAAAATAATGCTGATGACCAAATACCCGCTGACACTCAAGCTAACTGGTATGCAGATTATACTATTGGAGCGCGTTATGGTTTAAATACAGAAACCGCTAATATAAATCCTACTTTTAGAATAGATAAAAAAGCAGGAGTTATAAACTTTGATTCTACAATGCTTAATGAAAGCTGCATATTAGAATACATCTCTGATGGAATGGAGGGAGGAGATGATTCTCAAGTTTCAGTGAACAAACTTTTTGAAGATTACGTTTATGCTTATATTGAGTATGCTATTTTAAATAGCAAGTTTAATGTTCAAGAGTATATTATCAATAGAGCTAGAAAAAGAAAAACAGCTCTACTTAGAAATGCAAAAATTAGATTAAGCAATATTCATCCTGGAAGATTATTAATGAATCTTAGAGGAGAGAGTAAGTGGATTAAATAAAGATGGCAAACATTCAAAGAAATTTTATCGCTGGCCGTATGAACAAAAGCCTTGACGAAAGGCTTGTTCCGAATGGTGAGTATATTGATGCGTTAAATGTAAGACTTGGTTCTACGGAAGGCTCTGAAGTAGGTTCTGTAGAAAACTCAAAGGGTAATACCATTCTTACAACATTGATGTTTGATAATATTGAATTAAGCAATAACGCCAGGTGTATTGGAGCTTTTGAGGATGGGGCTAACGAGACTATTTATTGGTTTGTACACGACCCTGCTTTTATAGCTAGTCCTACCACAAAATTAGATTTAATAGTCTCTTACAATACTAATACCGCTAACACAACTTACAACGTCATAAGCGCTAATGATGGAACTAATTTAAATACTACATTAAACTTTAGCCCTTATCATTTAATTACTGGCGTAAACCTAATAGATGATTTGTTGTTTTTTACAGACAATTTAAATCCTCCTAGATACATTAATATAAACAGGAGCTACATTGCGCCTAGTTCAGCGCCTTCTTATTTTGATGGTTTTTCTCCTGAAGCTTTATTGGTAATTAAACGACCACCTATTGCCGCTCCTACAATTCAAACATTAAATCTCCAAGGACAGCAAGACGATTTTTTAGAAGAAAGATTTATATCATTTGCGTATAGGTATAAGTATAGCGATAATCAATACTCTGCAACTTCGCAGTTTAGTGAAGATGCGTTCACACCTTCGTCATTTAATTTTAGCTACAACAGCTATCTTAATGAGGGAATGAAAAATACTAAGAACGCTGCAATAATAACTTTCAATACAGGTAGTTCTTTAGTTACGGGCGTAGAACTTTTATTTAAAGAGTCTACAACAAACAACATTAAGGTCATTGAGTTTCTTGATAAGTCAACATTAGGATATTCTGATAACACAGATTATACATATACGTTTGATGACAGAAAGATATTTACTCTTTTACCTGATTCAGAAATACTAAGACTATACGACAACGTACCTAAGATAGCTAAGGCTCAAACGGTCATGGGTAATAGGCTTGTATACGGAAACTATAAAGAAGGGTATGATTTAAAAGATAAGTTTAATCAAGATTTAAGATTAGAGTTTTTTGCTAGTTTAAATAGTACGGTAATAGCTACATCTGACCTGATAGATTCTACTGGACCTGGATATTACTCGATTGGGCCAACACCTTCTACAATAAATAATTCTATAGTATTTTTTGATTTATCAAATCAAGATGGAACAACACTAGAATTAACAGCTGGGTCTAGTATAACTTTAGACTTTACGATAGTACACAGTCAGTTTACTGGAACTACTCCAGGAGCAACAACTTCAAATGTCGACATAGTATTTGACTATACTTTGCCAACATATTTTCCTAACGCATATTCTCTTGCAACAAGCACAGATTTTATTGAGAAAATAGGAACAATTGCAAATATACAAACTGTAACTGACGCTTGTAATGGAACTACTTTGACTGACCAGGTTAATTGTGCGTTGCCATCAACATTAGGTACATATACAAAAACAGCAAGCGGTATAAGTAATACCGGCGAACCTATTGCAATTATAGCATCTCCAGCAAGCAACACTATTGGTCTTCAACTAATAGCAATGAATTATGTTGATGGAGCTAATAATGCTTATGAGTTTTATGAGGTTAACAGCGCAACGGCTAGTTTTAGAAATACTGATACAGCTAGAAGTCTTCATAGCAACAGAGGTTATGAAGTTGGTATAGTATATATGGATGAATTTAACCGCTCGTCTACGGCGCTTGTAAGCCCAAATAATACGATACAGATACCTTGTGCTAATTCAATAAATAAAAACGAACTACAGGTTACTATACCACCTCAGCAGTTAGCCCCAAGTTGGGCTACTAGATATAAGCTTGTGTTGAAACCTACAGAGACGACATACGATACTATTTACTCAAGTATTTATTTTAAAGACCCTGGAAGTAATGCGACATACTTTTTACTAGAAGGAGAGAATGCTAACAAGGTAGAAGAAGGAGATAGATACTTTGTCAAGTCTGATAGTAATGGTCCTATACTTAGATGTGTAGAAGCTACAGTTTTAGAAAAAGAAAATAAGTCAGCAGATTTTATTACTCCTTCAAATGGTTCGGCAGTTCCTTCGGGAACATATATGAAAATTAATCCTAATAACTTTTCTACAGTTAGAGAGGCTGACGATATAATAACACCAGGCTCTAAAACAGAACTTCAAGACACAGCAAATCAGTATCCTATATTGGCATACCCAATGAATACTGCTCCTGTAAGTCCTTCAACAACATATACCGATTACGATGTCCCTGCTGGAAGTAGAATTGTAATCTCTATAAGACAAGAAAGATTAGGTCCAGGAAAAGGAAACGGTAAATGTGAAAGAAGAATTAGTGAACTTAATGTAGAGCTTGTATCTTCCACTACATATGATAATATGCAGGATTGGTGGAATGGAGACAACGTAGAGGCGGTATTAGAGGATGCTGTTACTGAGGTGGGAGGAAATACAGGAAGCATATCTAATGTTTATGAGCCCGCTACAGCCGCAACTAAAACAGATATATCTACTGCCGAAGGAACAAACTACTACAAGTTTTTTAGAGACAGCGTAACTAATGAATTAGCATTATTAATTACAGGTACTGTAAGATGCGGTGGTACATTGTCAAGAGAAAAGAGACGCTCTACCGTTACAGCTGACATACAAATATATAGAGCCGATTCTATTATAGCATTTGAAACTCAGCCTACAGATGCCCTTGATAATGTATGGTATGAAAACCACCTTTCATTTAATGTAAGTGCAGATGGGATTCATTCTGGAAATGTGCAGACACAAACTTCAAGCCTGCCCGCAATAATTGATACAGAGTTTTCTGATTGTTTTGCGTTTGGTAATGGTGTAGAAAGTTACAAGATATTAGATTCAATTGTAGGCAAGACTAAAAATATAGGCGAGCGTGTAACCTCTACCTCTAACATGGACTACAAAGAGTCACATAGGTTTGCTGATTTAACATATAGTGGGGTTTATAACGATGAGACCAACGTAAATAAACTAAACGAGTTCAACCTAGGTCTTCTTAATTTTAAACCATTAGAAGACTCTTATGGCCCTATTCAATTACTAGACGGAAGAAAAACAGATATACTTACTTTACAAGAAGACAAGATATCTTATGTGTTGGCTGGTAAAAATTTACTTAGTGATGCAACTGGGGGAGGAGCAGTGACTTCTGTTCCAGAAGTATTAGGCACACAAATAGCAAGATTAGAGGATTACGGTATTAGTGAAAACCCGGAGAGTTATGCTTCATACGGACCTAACAAATATTTTACAGATGCCAAGCGTGGAGCGGTAATAAACTTAATAGGTGGAGCGTATAACAACGAACAGCTTCAGGTTATATCAGAGGCTGGTATGCGCTCGTGGTTTAGAGACCTTTTCATTGATACCTTTACTACTCAAAAAATAGGAGGGTTTGACCCCTACATGAACGAATATGTTTTACATTCTAATGTTCAATTGCCACAGCCAGTTGTAGAATGTGTAGACTGTAACTCTACAAAAAACATTACAATAAACCCAGCAACCACCTTTACATATTGTGTAAATGTTGGAGATTTATTAGGAATAGTAGATATAGACTTTACAATTCCTACTGGAGGGTTTACTGAATTAGTGAGTGAGCTTAATGATAATATCGTCAGTGAAAGGTTGTCTGATGAAATAGTTTCGGAAAACGACAACTCAACTACTGGATATACTATAACGGCAACATATAATGGGGTATCACATACTACAGGAACAGTATACGATAGCGGAACTTTATCCTTTAACAAGAACGATGTAAATACTGATACTGTAGAGATATCGGTAACTCAAGACAGTACTGTTGCAAGTATTATTGACATTACAACTTCTTGTCCTGATGCTCAAACAATAACAATTATAAGTGTTGCTGTGACAAGTAATTCAGATGCCGGAGACTTTATAACAAATGAGTTTAGATGGACTGATGGAACATTTACATCTCCAACAAAAACATATCCAAGCATTGAGTTTTCATCTGGAACAAACGCTCCGATTGTATCGTTATACAATCAGGTAACGGGTCAACAAGGAGGTGGATTTATTCCTGGAGATGCTGCTAATGTTTCTATTATCAGCAGAAAAAGCAATATTGATAATTTTAATTTTAATATTAATAAAAACAAATTAAAATATTTAAGAACTAATACATACTACAGCAATACAGGAACGGATATAAACGCATTGTTAACCGCCGCTACTGATGCCACGCCTATAGTTGCTCAAACAAATCCAACTCAATTTGTTGCAGACTTTATCATGCCTTCAGGGGGTAGTTTCTTGTATTTAGTTTGGGACTATAGAGAGTCAACTAGCGCTGAATTGTGTCATTCAATAACAAGTAAATCAGACGCTTGTACTGGATGTACATTTACACCCACTCCTACTCCTACTCCTACTCCTACGCCTATAACATCTTATAGATGGCTTATTGAGTCTGGCTCAGGTAGTGGAACTAGTCCATCTACTTGTCCGTTTGCGACAGTGCCATTATATAGTTCGTCTAGCTCATTTAACACTACATTTGCTAATAGCACATTGTTCTATACAGATGCAGCTTTAACAACAATATTCCAAGGGGGAGATAATTATTTCGGTGTGAGACAACCAAACCAAGGGTATGGAATATCTCAGGGTATATTTAGAATGACAGATTTAGGAACTGCCTCAAATATTGACACAACTGGTGTTTGTAGTTCAACACCGACTCCAACACCGACGCCTACTCCAACTCCTACTCCAACGCCTACACCTACTCCTGGCAATTCACTGCTTTTATGGAGAAATCCTTTTAGCGGACAAAATCCACCAGACGGATTTTCTAGTGCTTCAGACGCTTGTAATTTAAATGCTAATAGCACGATTGTATACTTTACTCAAGCCGTAACTGATTGGGATGATGTTGTAAATAATAATTTAGTTGTTTATCTAAATGGCGCAACAAGTGTTCCATACCAAGGGCGAAGCACATATTACAGAACGCAACAAGCCACTAATACAGGAAAAACATTTTTACTAGATAATTCAGGGGTTGTAAGCAATTACGCTGTTTGTGGAGCTACTCCTACTCCAACGCCTACTCCTACTCCAACACCGACGCCGACTCCAACTCCAACGCCTACGCCTACGCCTAGCCCTAGTGATGTTTGGCAAATAAACTATCAAGCTGGAGCTGGAGGAGGATGGAGCACTATATCTCAGTCTTGTGGTCAAAATACATTAAATATATATGTTGGGTTAACTGGTCCAAGTGGAGCAATAACCACTCAAGCTCAATTAGATACGGCTTACTCTAACGGAGACACAATAATTGTTATGCAAGGTGGAAATACATTTATAGGAGCTAACGCATATTACGGCATTGCTATAAGCGTTAACCCATCTGGGACAGCTCCTGGAATGACAGTACGGATTGATGCAGCAGGAAGATTAGTTGATTTAGGAACTTCATACTACTCAAGCTGTTTACAAGAATTTACAATGACAGCTCTAAATACTTATTGGAGCAGTTATTTAGACGCTTGTAATAATGGGCCTACTTCCGCAACACAAACATATTATCACAGTGGTTCTTCTTTATGTTTGTCTTCTGCTAATACTGTATATATGGATAGCAGCAAAGCTCAAACGATAGCAGATGCTACATCAACTTTTGGTAAAGTTTGGTATCAAGGTTCCTCATGCGGAACTGGAGCTGGTCAAGGATTAGAATTTAACCCTTCAGGTGGATATGTATACGGAATAGGAACTTGTTAAATATAAAAAAATGGCAACACTAGGAACATATTATTTTGATACAGCGAGTTTCGCAAATGCAACAACTATTTATGATGATGCTGATTTAACAGTGGTATCTGCCAATGGTTTTTATTCTGACAACTCTATAGTCAGAGAACAGGTAAGCGGAGTATTATTTGCTGGGCAATCTTGTACAGTACCTACGCCTACGCCTACGCCTACGCCCACTCCTACACCTACGCCCACTCCAACACCTAGTCCGACACCTGGGCCAACGCCTACTCCAACGCCTACTCCAACGCCAGGGCCAACGCCAGGGCCAACGCCTTCGCCTAGTCCATCACCTAGTCCATCACCTGTTCCTAATCAGTATCAGATACAAAACTGTAGTAGTGGGCTTCAAGAAAACGTATCACTACCACAAGCGGTTAGTGTTGGCTCTTCTATTCAATGGCAGTCTGTATGTTGGGAAGTTATGGGAGCGCCTACGGGAACAACTCAGGCTATATCGCCACAAGGTTATTTTACCAATTGTACAGATTGTCAGCCTACGCCTAGTCCTAGCCCTACGCCATCGCCTAGTCCGACTCCCACGCCTCTGCCGTGTTATGCTAGTCAGTTAAAGTGGAATCCACTTGCTGTTTGTAGCGGTGCGTCTGGAACTTATTATATAGACTTTAGTAATTTCTGTACGGCAACTAAACTATACACTGATGCACTTTGTACGCAGTTAGCTCCGAGCGGATACTACACAACTTTTGGTTTTCCAGGAGAATATAGATTTTGGGATGGAACTGGATTTACGACATTTTGCTCTAACTGCTAATAATTTAGTACCTTGTACTTAAATTAAATTAAATGAAAGAAATACACGACTTTTTAACACAAGAGGAGTGTGATGGTTTGATTAAGTTAATAAATAAAAACCATGTCCCCTCCACTGTTGTTTCTCAAGGAGATGAGTTTAGCGTACAAGATAAAAGCAGAACTTCTAGTACATCTAATTTAGACCATTCCAATACTTTAGTAAAAAGCATACATGAAAAAATATCTAAATATTTAGGACTAGATATTTCAAACGGAGAAAACCTTCAAGGGCAACTCTACGAGCCTGGACAATATTTTAAACCACATCATGATTTTTTTAGCGGAGCGGCATATGATATGCATTGCTTGGATAAAGGAAACAGAACCCATACCTTAATGATTTATCTTAATGATGACTTTGAAGGTGGTGGCACTAACTTTCCTAGAATGAATACCATATTACAGCCAAAGAAAGGAAAAGCAGTTACTTGGCAAAATATGATAAATGGTAGAACTCAAGAAAATACATTGCACGAGGGGATGCCTGTTACTAGCGGTAAAAAATATATTATTACATCTTGGTGGAGAGAGGGTAAGCCACAGTCGCAAAAAATACAAAGAGTAGAAAGTAGACCGCAATTGCCTCAATTAACCGAAAAGGGATTTGATGTTGTCAGAGTTCCAGAAGATACATGGAATTTAATACAAGATACTTACCAGCTTTTGAAAGACAAGGTTGAGCCAGAGGTGTTTGAAGGTAAAGAAGACTTTATAAAAGGAGACAGTGAGCTTATATCATACGACCACATACCACATATAAGAAATTTAATACACAACCAGCTCCTGCCTATACATAGAGACTTTGCGGGTGTAGATATAGAACCATCAGCTATGTATGGAATAAGGTCTTACTTGAGAGGCTCATCGTTAGTCGAACACACAGACAAGGTGGAAACACACCATGTATCGTCATCAATACTTGTAGATAAAGATTTAAGATGTGGATGTCAACATAAAGATAATGGAGACGATTGGGCTTTTGATATACAGGGGTATGATGGAGACTGGTATAAAGTATACCTAGAGCCAGGTGATATGATAGTATATGAATCCGCTCTCTGTGTTCACGCAAGAAAAGAGCCTTTTCAAGGAACATACTACAGAAACTTTTTTGCTCATTATAAAATTATATAATGATAAACTTTATACAGATAGACCCTAATGGCTTGTGTAATGCAGGGTGTTGGTTTTGTCCTGTGTCTTTAGTTGGCAATCCTAAAGAACATATAAATCAGATGCCTCCTGAACTCTATGAAAATATAATAAAACAAATACACGAACTAAAAGGAGATTTAATAAATCCAAACTTGCATTTTGTTTACGCATCACATTACAATGAGGTATTACTTTATAGGTATTTTGAACAGATGTTACAGACACTCCAAAAGTACAGCCTTACTTTGTGCGTACTAACAAATGGAGTTCCTCTTACTCCAAACAAGGTAGACCTTATAAATAAATATCCAGGTGTAGTATCGCAGATTGCTATCAACGCTCCTGTTTACGAGAAAAGATTGTTTTCAAAAAGAACAGGAATGAAAGAGGTTTTGTTTGATAAGTTAATCTCTAATATAAAATATGCAGAAGAAAATTTACACAATCCTAATGTTTTGCTTCTGCAAATAAATGGTATTAACGAAAGGTCTAACATAATTAAAAAAGAAAAATTTCCAGAGCTAGAGCCAGATGAATTTAAACACCAGGTAAATATAGCTAAACTTATTTTTCCAAACATAAGGATAACGGAGCAGTGGAATCTTATAGATAGAGCTGGTCTAATGGATGATGTAATGGAAAGTAAATTGCCTAGCGGAAATGTAATAGGGTGTTCTACTAAAAGAGATACAGAGTGGCTTCATGTTAGTCCAAAGGGAGAAGTATTTTTGTGTTGTAATGACTATCATATGGATTATACTTTTGGAGATTTGAACACATCGTCATTAAAAGAAATATGGATGAGCGATAAGCGTAAAAGAGTTTTACAGACTGCTTTTAAAAGTATCTGCACATCTTGTTCATCAGCAATATTTGAAAATGCATAAGAGTATAATTGTCAGCATTGCATCGTATAAAGATGTAGATATAGTAAATACTATTGTAGATTTATACAAGAGAGCAGAGTTTCCATCTCGTGTTTTTGTAGGATTATTTTTACAAGATACGCCAGAAGAAATATCAAGGATATGTGGTTACTTTTCAAACTTTCCGTATAAAGAAAATCTTAAAATTAAAACCATATTATTTGAAGAGGCTAAAGGTTGTGGGTGGGCTCGCAATATTATATTAAAGGAGCTGTATGACAATGAGGATTATTTTATGTGCGTAGATTCTCATTCTAGGTTTTTAAAAAAATGGGATAGTGTTTATATAGAAGCTTATAAGCGCGCTCCTGCAAACTCAGTAATAAGCGCTTTTCCGCAATCATTTGATTTTAATGAAACATACGAGCAATATACCAGGAGAAGTATAACTACGATATATACTCCAAATGCTTTGCCCTGGACAAATAGTTTTAGGCATCCCCATTGTCAGAAACCAACCACAGAGGCATATGAAAAAGTAATGTCTATCTCTGGCGGTAATATTTTTGGAGACACAAGGTTGGCAAAAGCAATTACTTTAGACGACTATAGCTTTGTTCACAATAAAGAGCAAGAGATATATTCGCTTCTTATATACTTATATGGTTTAGATATATATGCAATACCTCAAAATATAGTGTGGCATAAGTATATTGTTCAAGATTCTTACAGAGATATATTTAGCCCTAACCAAATAAAATATAACACAGATTTTTTAAGTTTATTAAAAATAAAAGAAACCCACAGAACAGTAAAAGAATGGGTTGAGCTGATACAAAGGGATTGTGATGCGTGTGAAAAGACAAAGCAATTAAATTCGTAAATTTGTAGTTAAATATATTGACGTATGAGCTTTTACCATAGAGTGCAAAATTGCGTTCAGACTGATGTTTTTGAGAATGTAGCTTTTGATTCTTTACAGACTCCTGGACAAACTTACGGGATGATTGTCCCTACTACTCCAGGCTTAGTTGCTGTAAACTGCTGGAGGGTAGATGGAGGTCCAATTAGTAACGGTGTTGTTCCTATATTTTTACCTAATGGGGATTATGGTATTAACGGATGTAATTTATGTACAGGGGCTCCCGCTCCTACACCTCCGCCTTCAGTTTATACATGGTACTTTAATGCGGTTCAAGGTAATGGTTCTTTTGTAAAACCTACCGCTTGTGTCAATGCTCCAGTAAGAGTATATTCAGAAGCTTCATCTTTATCACAAGTAACTTGTGGCACAACTAAGTTTTATCTTGACGCAAGCCTCAATCAGCCTTTCATTGGAAGCAATCAGTATTATATTGGTGTAAACTCATCAGGCCCTGCAACAGGAGAAGCTTCATTCTTAATACAAAATGACGGAACAGTTACAAGTAAATTTGATTGTTCAGGATTTAATTTATGTGGAGGAGGCCCTACTCCGACTCCAACACCTACACCTACACCTACACCTACACCTACTCCCGGTCCTACACCAACGCCTACGCCTACGCCTACGCCTATACCCACATCTCCGGATTATTGTTTGAGTGGTACAAATGCTGTTACTTTTCAGTCTATCGGTGGTATTAACTCTTATGTGTTTGGTGGCAACTATGGTTTATACGGAACAGGAACTGGTGTTTTTGTATTAACAGGAGTTCCTTCAACACATCCTATTGCCATACACAACTTTGGTAAAACAGGTCAGATAAGCTATACAGGAACTACGAGCGCAGGATTGAAAACGGGACTTGATGGAAATACCTATGAGTATTTTTATGGAGATGTAACTATAACCGCAACTGGAGATTATGGTACTACTAGCTACGAGTGTTACTATCACGGATATATGGGTGGTCAAAACAACCTACAGTTTGATGATGTAACTTGCCCAAACTTACAGCCTCCAGTAATACCTCCACAGGGAGACCCAGATAAACAATATACTTTAAGCTATAGCGATAGTGTTAAAGGGTGGCCCTCATTCTATTCCTACTTTTCCGACTGGATGATAGGTATGAACAACTATTTTTATTCGTTAAAGGCTGGTAATTTATACAGACATAATACTAATCCTTTACGCAATAACTACTATAACGTACAGTATAACTCTACTCTTACCAGCGTATTTAATGAAATGCCTTTAGAGAATAAATTATTTAAAACCATAAATTTAGAATCGGATGCTACCTGGAGTATAACATTAGACAGTGATATACAGACTGGAGCTAGTATAGATAGCACTTACTTTGAGAAAAAAGAAGGAGCGTGGTTTGCTTTTGTAAGAAACAATGGTACGCAACCAGCTGGTTCAGATGAATATGTTATGCGCTCGGCAAGTGGTATAGGAAGAAGTTCTTCTGTAGCTACTGGTGGGACTAGCACAACTATAAACTTTTCTACTAATCCACTCATAGAGATAGGAAGTGGTTTAAGTGTTGGCGACATTATATATTACGCTCCACCTCCGTACAGCGCTATAGAAATGGTTGGCAAGGTTACCTCAATAAATATAGATTTACAGAACGGAATCAACAATATAGTTATAGACAACAGTATCAGCGGAGCTGTTGCATTGCCTATACAAGACGGGTTTATAATGTATATTAAAAACCAAGAAGCAGAATCTAATGGAGTACTAGGTCATTACTGTGAGTTCACAATAACAAACACAGACAGCACGCCTACTGAGTTATTCGCAGTAGAGTCTCAAGTAATGAAAAGCTATCCCTAAAATTAGTATCTTTGTAGGTGAATGAAATTAAATATTAAATCACTTGAAGAGTCTGACTATGAGCAGATTTTAGTAGGTTGGTGGAAAGATTGGAAATGGGATGCTCCTGTTAAAGATTTTTTACCAGATGAAGGCAAAGGTGGTTTAATGGTTTATGATGACAAAACACCTGTTTGCGCAGGATTTATATATATGACAAATTCAAAAGTAGCTTGGGTGGATTGGATTATATCTAACAAAGATTATACTAATAAGGCTAATAGAAAAGCCGCTTTATCTTTGTTGGTTGACGCTCTTACTAGAGTAGCGCAAAGTGCAGGAAATAAATTCACATACGCTCTTATAAAACACGATGGCCTTATTAAAACATATGAAGAGCTGGGTTATATTCAGGGAGATAGTTACAATAAAGAAATGATAAAAATATTATAGTATGGCAGCAGTGACTGGAACAACAGTGGCAGTAGGGCTAACAGCAGCAAAAATCGCAACAGCAGCTAAAATAGCAGCAGCGGCGGGTACAGCCACAGCTTCGTTTGTAAAAGCAAAACAAGCTAATAAAGCGCAACAAAAAGCTGAAAAAGCAGCAAGTGATGCATTGGCTGATGCAAGAAAAAGATTAGATGTAAATTATCTTGAAGGACTATCAATCCCCAAAGAGGCTTATGAACTAGAGCGTGAGGCTTTACTGTCTTCAGGAGAACAAGCCTTGCGGGCAGGCGTTGAAGGTTCTACAAGGGGTGCTGCGGCTACAGCTGGTAGAGTTCAAATGGCACAACAACAAAGTCAACGAAGAGTTGCTTCTGCCATGGGTCAAGAACTTTTTGGCTTACAAAAATTAGCCGCTAGTGAAGATGCTAGATTAGCAGGGCTACAGGCTGGGTTAGATTTAAAAGAAGTTGAGGGCCAACAAGAAGCGGCTATGCTTGAAAGAATGAGAAAAGAGCAGCAAACTCAAAGAGCTATAGAAGGGGCTGGAGATTTAATAAAGATGGGTGGAGAAATGTTACCTGAATATTTACCAGATAGCGCTACACGAGCAACAAACAAGCTAGGTAGACAGTTTAATAGAGCAAGAAAAAGGGGAGATATTGGAGGTGATATAACTATAGGAGAGTTTGGAAATATAAACCCAATTACATCATACGCTCCTGGATACGACCCTACCTTAGGTCAAGCTTACGGGGATTTTTATACAGATGATTTTGCTTCTGTTACTTATGGGCAAGACCCTCAATCTTTTTTTAGCGGCATGACTCCTTTTGAACAAAGACAGTATTTTAAAAATAGATAATATCTTATGGCTACAAAAATAGGATTTAAAGCACAGCCTTTAATAGACAGTGGAGGAGTAGACTGGTTAAGTGTAGGAAGAGATGTTGTAAAAACTTTAACAGACCAAGAAAAAGCCAGGGAAGAAACAAGACAAAAAGGCGAGCAGGCTTATCGTGATGAAATAAAAAGACTAGGTTCTGTAGAGCTTGGCAAAGATGCTTTAGCTAATCAGTGGATTATGAACACTGTAGATTCTATAACCGGAACAGCTGGTATCGACCAAAAGCTTTGGAAGAGCGGAGCGTTAAGCACAAAAGATTATTTGCGCAATAAAGCCAATAGAAAAAATGGAACGGATTTAGTTCTTCAGTCTTACAACACTTACAATAAAAATTATAATGAAGTAATGGATGGCATAGCTAATGGAACATTGGCTAAAGAAAAAATGTTGTTTCTAAGGGCTCAAGCAGAAAGTATGTTTGATTTTGAAAAAACAGGTGTTATTGTAAATCCCGAAACTTCAGAGGTAAGTGTAGCAAAAAAGGATTTAGTAGATGGGGTATATGTGATGAGTGAAAACCCTAATGAATTTTTAAATGCGAGCGAACTTTTACAGGCTTCAAGCGCCTTGTATACAGCTTTTGATGCTGACAAAGCAGCTTCTGATTTAGCTAAAGACGTAGCTCAAACTGTTTTAAGAAATATGGGAGGTACTGATATTGAACAGGCGTATAAGGCTTTATACAACGCTCCCAAGGGAACACAAGAAAAATTAAACCAGGCAAGAAAAGACCAAATAAGAGCTATATTAAATAGCGAAGACGCAGGAGCTTTTTTAACAGACTATCTGAATGAAGGTTTTTCTTTTACAAAAGATTCAGATGAAGCTGCCACAAAAAATGGAGAGATGTCTAAAATGATTTTGTTGAATCAAGATGGCTCTACTTCTTTGACAGAAGAACAGTTGAATTATGCAGTAGATAAATTCGATGGTATACTAGAAGCTTACTTGCCTAAGAAACAAAAAGCTCCATTACCTGAAAAAAAATCAGATAGAGAAAAGTTAAGAAGAGGTCAGGTTGAATCAGCTGTAGACAATATAGCAAAACTTTGGTATGGTACTACACAAGAAATAGATGCTGCATCAAAATTTTTAAAAGGTATTATCCCTAATCTTGTTGGTATTGATGTACAAGAAAACAAAGTAATTCTTACTAAAACAGATAAAGATGGTTCGGCAACTGGGGATAAAGGTTCAAGATATCCTGTAGAGTATGCACGAGAAGATTTTAATCTTTTTATAGAGTCTATATCAGGAGAGTTAGGAGGAAACGTAAGTGCTTCTGAAGCTGTTAATATAGCTACAAAAAGTTTACCAACAGGAAGAACGGCTAAGGGTGGAATAGGAACATTCCTAATACCAGAAGCAGTAGGTCTTCCTGAAAAGTTTGGTAATTATATAGAAACCTATCTTACAGAGACTTTACCTTTATCAAAAGATGAAGAAGAAGCTAAATCACAACTTGAAGGTTTATTAAAACCTTTTGGTAATTTTGAAATTGAAGAAGCTTACGCAGGTGATGATAGAGTTAAAATAACATATCCAACGGGGAAAACTACCGCTCCTTTAGAATTAAAAGTTGATTTGAGTGATGCAGATGCTGTTCAGCAGATAAAAAACTTCTTGATTAATAATATTGCCTTTTTCCAAGAGGGAGTTGAAGTTCAAGAAAAAATGATAGATAAAGGTCCAGCAAAAACAAAAAGAACTATTTCTCAAATTATAAAAGAAGATGGGGTGACCCCAGCGGAGGCATTAAAAATATTTAAAGCACAGTAGATGTTTGAAATAGAAGAATTATTTGACCTGACAATAGAAGGGGCTTTTGAAAACCCTGAAGAATTTAGTGCTTTTGCTTCTCAAGTAACGCCTGAAGAATTATATTCTGTAATGATAGAAGGAGCTTTTGAAAGTCCTAAACAATTACAGGCATTTTTAAAAAAAAAAGAAGATATGGTTTCCATATCGGAAGATGGTTCATTGGTGCAACCTACAATTACTCAGCCAGCTGAAACAGAAGTTAGTGTCGTTGAAGACACTATTTCTGAAACAAAAGATTCTACTGTTGAATTTGCAGACATAGAGCTTGAAAATCCAGAACTAAAAATGAATGTGCTAGACCTAGCACAACAATTGCCTACCTTAAATTATAATGAGTTAAATGAAGAAGGTCAACAGTATGTAACTGAAACCGCGTCTAAGTATGGTTTAACAGAAGACCAAATACTAGCTCAAGCAAAAACTAAAAAAGCAGCTATAAATCAAGCTGGTATTACAGACTTTTTATATAACGCATACAAGAAAGGTGATGCTAGATTAGGAGAAGGTATATTAAGTATACCAACCGCGCTATATGAAACAGCAGCTTTAATATCTGACCCTATTAACAGAGCGCTCGGCAGAGAAGAAACCAACCTTGAAGCTTTTGAAGAGGCTATAGGAACAAGAAAAGCATTAGACGCTCTTATAGATGAACAAGAGTATCGTCAAAAACAAGCAGAAGTATTTAAAAAAGAAAGAAAGATTGAAGGCGGCATCGCTGAAAACTTTTTTCAAGACGGGAATATATCTGATGGATTTTTATTGCTTGGAGAATCTATTGCTGAAAGTGCACCTGTAAGTGTAGGAATTATGGCTGCATCAGGTTCAGGTGTGGGGCTTATTCCGTTGGCGGCTGGAGCAACTACAGTTATGACAGGGCCAGAATTACGAGCCCAAAAAGAACAGTTCCCTGAACAAAGTGATTTTACTAATGTGATGAAAGCTATTGGAATGGCTGGAGCAGAAATGGTATTTAGTACCATAAGTCAAGGTACATTAGGTAAAGTATATAGAGATATAATATTTAGACAAGGAGCAGAAGCAGGAAGAAAGACATTTAAAAAAGGTCTCATATCAATGTATGAAACTGCTATTAAGAAAACAGGTCCTATTGCAGCTGGACTAGGAGAAGGAATAGAAGAGTCTGCTACACAAATAACTCAAAATCTTATAGACGGAAGACCTGCATATGAAGGTGTTCCAGATGCGTTCTTAGCTGGTGTTGGAAGTGGTGGTGTGTATGGCGCTCCTATAAGTGGAATAAAAGGTATTCAAGCCGTTAATAAAGGTATTGCAAAAAGAAAAATTGCTAAAAAAATAAAACCTACCGAGTTTAGTGATATAGCTCAAGTTTTCCAATCAGACCAAACAACAGACTTACAGCTTGATTTAGTTAATACTAAAAGAGCAGATGAGGTTTTGGTTTCAGATTTGAAACGTAAAGTTGAAACAGGCGAACTCACGCAGGAGGAAGCTGATAAGATACAGCAAAACTTTTTTGATACAGCTACAGGAGATGTAAAGTTAAAACCACTTAACCTTACAACAGAACAACAAACAGAAGCGGTAGACCTATTAAAAAGAAAAAGAATTTTAGAAGCTGAGATTAAAGAAATAGATGATTCTAGTTTAAGTGTAAACAAACAAAAAGAATTAAATGACATTAATCAGCAGCTTATAGATATTGTTGAATCCAAAAAACCAGAAGAAGATGCCGTTCAAGAGCCAAGCCCAGAGGAGGTGGATGTACAAGAACAAGCCAGAGATGGCGAAGAGGTGGGAGTCGGAGACACCACCGGGGACATTACCACAGAGATTACACCCGAAGCAGTTGAAACTACCAAAGTTCCAGAAGAAGAAGTTGCCGAGCTTACTGAGGAGCAGAAAGATGAGGTAAGTGATTTAGAATATTCACTTGGTTTAAAGCCACAGGAAACTAAGCAGAAAAAAGAATCTCCTGTTGATATATTTTTTGGTGAAACAATAGAAGAAACAACAGAGTCTTTATCTGATAATCTTGTTGTAAATAAAAAAGACGAGACGATAGATAAAACTCCAGAGCAAGTTAAAAGAATTAATTCTGTAACTAAGATAGCTACCACAGCTGCAAAAGCAATATCTAAAATATTACCAAACACTAGAATTGTATTGCACGATTCTACTACAGAGTTCCAACAATATGTTACAACTCCAGAAGCAGAAGCAGAGTTCAATCCAGCTGACAATGTAATTCATGTAGACCTTTCTAAAGCTACTGATATAACTGTGCCTCATGAAATATTTCATGCGGTCTTTTTAAGCAAAGTCAAAACAGATAATAAAGCTACAAGACAAGCAGATTTACTTGTAAAAAAATTACAAGCAGCGGACTTACCAATCGAAGTAAAAGAAAGATTAGATTCTTTTGTAGAAAGATATACAGACTCTCCAAGCACGCAAAATGAAGAGAAGCTTGCAGAGCTTATGGGTATACTAGCGGAAGACTACAGCAAGGTAAATGATGTTGAGCAAAACATGATTAGAAACTTCTTGAAGCAGTTGGCTAGATTGTTAGGGCTTAGACAGCTTGAGAATACTATAAATACAGACAATGAAGTTTTAAATCTTTTAAATACTTTGGCTGAACGGGTTGTAACTGGGGAAGAAATAACCGAGACAGACATTGAGATACTAGAAGAAACATCATTAGATACGGAACAAGAGCAGGGTAGTGGCGGACAGGTTGGAACTTTTGATATTACTCCAGGGCCTAGACAAAGAAAAGCACCTGGCATTGAAACAGACACTAGGGGGTATGCCTCTTTAATACAAGAAGTAGATTTAAAAGATTTTCAAGGACAGAGCTTTGTAACTAATATGTATGACTTTACAAGTGCAGGTCCAACAGAGATAGCTCCAGGGATTATTTTACAATTAGATGGAGGTAAAAGTTACGTTCCAATGATGATGGAGCGACAAGGATTAAAACTGGGAGACAAATCAAATCTTGCTGCATTTAATTCTAAAGAGAATGCAGAATCTTTTGCAAGAAATGCGCAAGGGTCAGGCTCTAGTTTGTTTGCGCCTCATGTAGGAACTAAAGAAGGGTCTTGGCAATTTCAACAAAATCTATTAGAGCAATTAACAGACGCAGCTTTAAATAACAACATTCTTACAAATAAAGAATTAATAAACACTTTTAACGAAGGTTTAAAAAGTAAAGACGGCATAAAAGCTTTTAATATTTTTAAGAAAAAATTAGGTAAGGATATAAAAAATCTAAATTCTTTTATTGATAATCCTACAAGCTTAATCGAGCTTCTTGATATCAACAATAATTACTCTCCTGATTTAAGAAAGATATTGAATGATAAATTGTCCGCTAATAAAAAATATCAAGAGCGTATAGGTGTAAAAAATAAACTAGATTTTGTAAGTAAATTTGAAGACCCTTTGAATAAAGGTAGTCAAGGAGGTGATTTAGTTGGTCTAATAGAGTTTGATAACAATACGTTTGAAATATCTAAACCTAAAAAAGGAGATGTAGACTATCATCCATCCTTTGCTTATACCATAAAAGCAAATATAAATGGTATTTACCAGCCTACTGACTTTTATCAATCAAATGATGCTACAGAAACCTATGCTAAATACAACAAAAAAGGAAAGACCGTATCTGAAAAAGCAAAGGTAGGAGAGAAAAAATTTAGAACATCCAACGTAAGTAGCAGTGCAGGAGCTATTCCTAAAGTAGGAACGGTTACACCTAGACAAAGACTAGCTCCAATAGAAGGAGATGCTATAACAATCGAAGGTGTAGTAGAGCAAGGAAGAGCACAAGGTTTTTCTGATACAGCTATCAAAGCAGTATTAATAGGGCGTGGCTTCAAAGCCTCTGATATTAATACAGCGTTGGAGGAAGCGCTGAGAAAAGGAGAAACATTACCCGCAGTATTTAGAACAATACCAGACGGGTTAAAGTTTTTTAGAAGTCTACGCTCCAAAATCAACAGGTTTAAAAATACACCTAATAGAAAAACAAAAGAGAAGCCTAGTAATGCAGAAGTCAGACAAAGAGCTTTAGAGATTCTTAAAAATACGGATGTATATAAAGGATTACCTGAGAGCCAACAGAATGAATTGGTTTTAGCTATAGATAAATTTGTAGGGACTACGGCTAATAGAACAATACAGCGTGAAATAACTCGTATTAAGAACGCAGTAAGAGGATTTAAAAAAGGTGTTAGAGATTTAAGAGCGGCTCAGATTGAGCTTAAAAACTTTATTCGTAACGCAATGCCTAAGTCTCAAGGCTATTCTGATACAGATATAGCAAATGCAATAGCCATAGTAACTGGTATCAAATCAGTAAATGATTTGCCTGCCGCTGTAGAAAAAGTTTTAAAGAAAGTTGATGCGCAGCGCGAGCGTATAAGAAAGCGTACAATCAAAGACATTGTTACCTTTATAAATAAAAAGGCTAAGGTTCGTAAAACAAGAAGCAACAAGTCAAGAAGCGCTGGACTCGATGCACAAGGGCAACAGTTCTTTAAAAATGCTCAAAAAATATTAAAAGCTCTAACTTCTGAAAATCCTACAGAAGCTATACAAACAATAGAAAATACATTAGACCAAGACCTTATTAATGAAGCCACACAAAAAGAGTTAAGAGGAGAAAAACTTACATCTAAAGAATCTAATTTGCTTGATTTAGCTTTGGCTTATGATATGTTTGGTGATTTAAACCAGGTCTCGCTAGAAGATGCACAGGCATTATTAGAAGAGTTGAAACAAGCTAGAGCTGAATCAATTCAGAGATTAAATGAAAAGCGAGCGACTGAATCTCAAAGAATCCAGAAGCTAAAAGATGAAGGTAAAGAACAGATTGAAACTGAACAAAGCTTCATGTTTGAAACGGATGAGAAAGGAAATAAAGTTTTAAAAGATTTAGAGCAAGATAGAAAAGTTTTATGGGATAATTTCAACAAGAATAAAACTTGGGAGGGATTAAGAAAGGTTTTAAAGACATATGACTTTACAAATGTACCAGGTATAACAGATTATTTTAGAAAAAGATTAGCTCATTTAGGGTCTCTTGTTAAAATACTAGATAATTATACTGACGGTTTTTTTACTAAAAATATTTATGACCGATTAAATATAATGAGTGAAAACTCATTAAGGGGTTACTATACACAACAAGATATATTAGACGGATTAGCTAATTCTATAGAGGGTATTGATGGTGGATACAGACAGATAAATGAGATATTGTTTGGTGGTGCAAAACAATTAACAGTAAAAGGTAAGCAAAGAATATATTCTCCTAATGAGCTTCTTCGTATCTATGCATTGAGCCTTAATGAAGTTCAAAGAAATAAGCTTATAAAACAAGGGTTTACTGAATCAGTTCTTTCTGAGATTGAATCAGAGCTAGGCCCTGAGTTAGTTGAGTTTGCAAATAAAGTGGTTGATTATCTGAGTACAGATTACTTTGAAGGTGTTAACGATGTATTCTCTGAAGTTAATGATGTAAATCTTGGATATGTAGAAAACTATTTTCCCACTAAGACTAGGTCTGATGCTGCTACTGATGCAGATTTAATTGCTAATGGAGATTTTAGCGCTGTGTTTACAGCAGAAAATTCACCTGCACTAAGAGAAAGAACAGATGTAACTGGAGAGGTTGAGGTAGATAAAGGAGATACATTTACTTCTGTATTGAACAATCATATTCAGCAGATGGAAAGATTCAAAGCTTATGCTCAAGGGGTAAAAGATATGAATGCGATATTCAATACTCCAAGTATAAAAGCTTTGATGGAAACAACACAGACAAAAGATTTAATAAGACAAGCAATTCTATTTGATGTAAATCCTAATTATGGATTAGAAGGACTTAAAACTACATTTATTTCAACACTGTTGTCTAAGTATACTTCCTTTGCTTTATCATTTAAATTAGTACAGATACCAAAGCAAGCGTCTTCATTTATAAATGCTTATTCTGAATATCAATTTAGACCAGGGGAGAATACTCCTGTATTAGACTTTTTAGGTTTCATGGTTGATTTTGCAAAAGTAATCTCAAAACTTCCATCTGAAATTAAAAAGGCACAAGATATATCAGCAACATTTAAAAGTCGTTTAGAACAAGGATTAGCTGGAGATGTTTATGGATTGGAAACAGGTTTAATGAGACTTCTCCCAAAAACATCTAAAAAAATATCTAAGACACAACAAGCCTTTAGAACAGGAGCAGCTGCTCCAACAGTTCTTGGAGACATCATAGGTGTTATGGGTTATATGGCTAACTATAACAGGAATATAGCTAATGGAATGAGCAAACAAGAAGCCTTAAAAGCTTTTAATGATTACAATGCCACTCAGCAAAGTAGAAGAAGCTCTGATAAGATACCTCTTCAAAGGTCAAATAATGAACTTACTAGAGCGTTTACGATGTTTGGAAGCACATTGTTTTTACAAATAAATAAAACAACTACATCGCTTACTTCAATAATGAAAGGTAAAGCAACTACAAAGCAAGTTAGGGACTTTGCTTTGAACTTAGGAATAGCAAATGCTTTGTTTGTGCTTACAGCTAACCTCGCTAAATTAATACAAGGTGATGATGAAGACAGAGAAGAGGTAATGTGGAAGATGGGTGAAGCTCTTATTGGTTTGAATCTTTTATATCAAGTTCCTTTAATAGGTGGATTTGCTGAATCTGCTGTTAATGGTATCAAGAAAGATGTTTTTGAATTACCATTCGCTCAAAGAATGCGCTCAAATAATGATGTTGTAAATCCTTTTAACAGTATATATTTTAAAGTAACTAGATTCTACAAAGAAGGAAATTGGGCTACGGCTTTTGTGCCAATTATTGAACTTGGAATAGGAGCGCAACTTGACCCTGTTGTAGGTCTTTATAATTACTTCAAAGACTTAGACTTTGATGAAGGAGAAATGTATGATATCCTTGGTATTAGTAAATCATACAGGCCGAGGGAAAAGAAACCAGCTAAAAAACCTAAGCTAACAATAGATTAAAAAATAATCTCATATAATAAGTAACACAGTACTGTGTTTATTATTATAGCTATAGTAAAGTTTATTTTAGGGTTTAACATACTTGAATAGTTTTTTGTTCTCAAAGGACAGCATAAGCTCCCCCTCATCTGACCAACTAGCTCTACCAACTAATCCCTCTATGGGAAGATAGTATATCCCATCTATACAAGACCATATCATTACAGCGTGTAGACGCTTGTCGCGTAGCTTTATAATCTTACGAGCTTGAACCATGAGCGGGAATGAATCTTTCATCTCTGTATCCAACACACTTACTTCTGCGTATCCAATGGTAGATTTGTTTTCTCCTATGATTCTGAAGTCTACATCATCTGGACTAAGCTTCTTGTAGCTACCCCCTATCCTTCTAAGGTATAGCTCTACAGCTTTTTTTTCTTTACTTATGTCTTGGTCTTGTTCAAACATTATAGTTCCATCAAACAGTTAATAGCTGTGTGTCCTCCCAGGACAACACCACACCCTATAGCTTGCTTCTTGAAATGCTTTGCATATGCCGCAGCATAGGAGCTGCCATCAATACCACAACCTACTTGCATACCAAAGATACGGAAGTTTCTTCCAACCATCCACTCGGTATACGCTTGAGTATGTATATGTCCTTGTACTGTGGACATCATATCGTTCTTGGCTTTTGTGCGAGCGGTCCCGCCTTCGCCGTGAATGTATTGTACATTATCGTATACGATACGCTCGACCCAGTTCCAGTTAGTTCCCAGTACCTCGTTGTATGATTTAATCCACGCGCTCGGGATGTCTGATGTCTGAGCCTTACGCATACACATTCTGTCGTGATTTCCAATTATTACATCAGCCACTGGGAAAGCTTCCTTCCACTCTCTTACTGTATCTATGGCGTGGTGTAATTCATCTGCTCCTCCTAGACCATCGCTCGATGTCTCATGGTAGCTCGTGTAGTGATTATCAATTATATCCCCAATAAATACTACTTGATTACATAAGTGCTTTGCGTAGGTTTCCTTACAGAAGTTTAAGTATCCTTCTAGCTCGAACGGAGCGTGTATGTCTCCGACTACAAGTATTCGTCTTTCGTTTGTGGTAAGGTTGTCGTAGGCAATCTTCTTATCTCCGCTGAGCCTAGGCCTGAAGTCTTTATAACTCATCTTGTACTGATTCTAAAATTAGTTTTAGTTGTTTTATCAGCGCTTGAACCTCTTCTTTTAGAGAGTCAAATTCTTTATCCACTAAGCTTTCGTAGATGTTGTTGGAGGATGTGTGTACATCATCCATAATAAAGTTAATATTCTGGATACGTTTATCCTCCAGAGATTTCATACGCTATCATTTATCCATTGCCTGAATAAGCTTCGTGCCTAGTTCAGGGTTAATCTTCTTGATGGCGTAGTAGATTTTCCTAGAGTTTCCTTTTATTAACTTGCGCTCTGATGCGCTTGTGTCAATCCCCATATTAGTGTACATATCTGCATCCATTTTTAAAAGTCTATCCACTTTTTTCTTTTCCGAGCATCTCGTACATTCAACAATATAAGGAATATTTTTAATACTAGTTTCCATAACATAGTTATTACATTTTATAAAGTTACTAAAAATATTTCATACATCGTTGGTTTCTAGCTCTTTGAATGTTTTATATGTTTTAGGAGATGTATGTTTTAGTTTATGTAATAAGAAAGCATACCTACCCCTGAGCTTTCTATGTTTAGCTTCAAGCTCTTTATAGGCTGATATGTAAAACTTTTCTTCGCTAACATCAGTTGTGAATGGAAATGATTTAGGGTTTAACCGAACTAGATTGTCTACTTTTTCTTCTAAGTTAGCATAAATACTTTTCATGTTGGTGTCGTAACTCATCCAATTACGAAGGCTTTTTAGGGCGTGTAAAACTGTTGCGTGGTCCTTGTCTAGTGTTTTTGATATGTCAGATAGAGTCATTCTTCCTTTTTCTCTAAGCAACATATAGTACATGGCTCTAGCCTCAACATACTCTCGCCTTCTTGTTTTTCTTATTAATTGTAAATTAAACTCTGATTCAACTAAATTTTTAATTAATTCTACGCACATTTTATATTATTTTATTTAAGTTATATAGGTCAAGGTATTCATCAGACGTAATTTCTGTCAGTTGAAAAAAATAAGGGGCTTCGTTTTCTTCATATATGTACCTTAACGCAAAGTAAATTGGATTGTTGCCCTTCAAAACTCCCGCAATAATTTGCGAGCGGTAGTTCTTTCTTTTTAATAATGGTATCGCTCTTTGAATCTGTTGTATAATTCTAGTAGCATTTACAGGAGATAGCGAGTCAATTGTTTCAATAACCGCTTCATCAAGTTCGTAAAATGTTTCAACCCCTGTATACTTCTGTAATAAATCCATGCTTTTTTAATTCTTTTAATCGGTACTCTTGTAGGGAAGAGACCTTACCCTTTTTTGTTTTTACTTCACTAAAGATTACATTACAGTTCGGTGGTATCGCAATAATATCTGGTATACCATTCTTATTTGTCTTAATTAATTTGATTACATAGTAGCCTTCGGCTTCCAGTTCTTTAATTCTTTTTGACTGTATCTGTTGCTCAGTCATAGATAGCAAATTTACTAATTTCTTTTATAGGAATAAGCACTGCCATCGATGTGTTATCATCTCCCATCTCTTTAATAGAACCCTTTTTAGCATACTCTCTTGCCACATCTTTAAGCCTCTGTGTTTCCACTATGAGTATCACTTTATCCTGATACTCCTTAGAAAATATAAACACCCAGTAGTCTGCTTCTGTGGTTACAATCCCGGAGGGTTTGTTCCTGCTTTTAAATTCAATTGCAATGTTTCCAGTACGACCTACCCAGCTATCTCGTTTTACTTCCAGCTTTTTGTTTGCAAAAATATCGTGAACGATTCGCTCTCCTTCTCTACCTATCTCTAGGTCGTATCTGAAATCACTGTTATAGTCCATTTGTTATGCGTGCATAGTAATTAAAATAAATCTGTATTATTAAAAAACAATATTCTAATAATATATATCAGGCAAACAAACCCTGACAAAAATGTAATAAAGTTAATAAAATCCATCATCATAAACTAAGTAAATCTTTTTTAAAATGAGATAAGGTATAGTCTTTTTTGTTTGTCACTGCCTTGTAAATCTTTTTCTCGATACCTCCTTTGCTAAATATCCAGTACACATCATTCTCTAGCCTGTCCTTGGTTGTCATTCTGTCCCTGCTCTGCCAATAACTGGTTGCGCTAAAGTCTATGTTATAGTACACCAAGCACTTTGCCTGGCGAAGACTGATGCCCTCTCTCCCGCTTACAATCTGCAAGGCTATGCTTTTATTTGTGTCCTCGAAGACACTAAGCTCTGTAGTTATATCATCGCCGTAGACCTCTTTTAGAGCCTTCAGCTCGGCTTTAAACTTATAGAATATACCCACCTTCACATCTTTAAATTTAGAGCGTATAAAACGAGCTTTTGAATAGTCGATTACTTCTGCATTGCCACTCTCAAACTTAATAGTTCCAGAGTATAGCTGATGTAATTTCATCATTAGCTTCACGGGTGTGTCTGCTAGTATGACTTCTCTCTTGCCCTCAATGACCAAATGCTTTTTTAGTTCATTAGCTAATTTATAAGTTGTCTTCTCCATCTCTACCTCCAAAACCTTCTCGGTTGTATTAACCTTGAACCCTGCTTCTTTCTGTGAGTACGCTATCATATATGGTTTCATCTTATCCATAATAGTTGGCAGTCCATTAGAATAATCTCTGATGCGTAGACTGTTTATCATACGCTCTGTGATTTTTACATGAGCGTGTGCAAACTTATAGAAGCTAGAAAATCCACTGAATGGGTTGGTTGGTATACCATATACCTGATGGTATATCTGACTATACGATTCAGGTGTTGGCGTTCCTGAAAGAAGTATAACCTTAGCCTTGCTTTTAATTATACGCATCTTTACATCTCTAGCCCTCTTGCTTGGCTTTGGAAACGCTCCCATAGAATGTGCCTCATCCAGTATAATCACATCCCAGTCTAGTTCGTATGATACCTTATGAAGACTCTCGTAGTTTATAGTGTGTAAATAAAACGATGCCTCAAGCAGTTCATAGTCTTTCTCGATAGATGATATTGCTTTCTTCTTTGTAATAAACAATACCTTCTGTGCGTTTAAATTACTAGCAACAGAAAGGGATGTTAGAGTCTTACCTGTTCTAACTTCCATAGCCAAGTAAACAAAGCCACTTCTGTGTATAACCTCAGTCGCTTTTGCGACTATAGATTTTTGATAGTCTCTTAGTTGTATCATAAAATTTTAGTTTTGCTCTTAGCGTATTTATTTTTAAAACTTTTTCCCATTCTTTTTGAGATGAAAAATAGAAGTGCATCTCTTTTAAAATGTCATCCGTAACCTCTTCGTTCGGGTTGTGAATAAAATAAGAATTAGTTGCGTCATTAAAATGCCTTAATAAAACATTGTTAAGTATTACTTCGTAGGAGTTTCTCATTGCTATGTCTAAATGGTATTTCAAAACTCAAGTTCTTTTTGTTTTTTTATTTCTTTAAACTTAATCCATCTTCCGATTGAATCTCTACCCTCCTCAGGTAAGAATCCTTCTTTGAATAATCCATAAGCGTTAAGCCACTTGTAGAATCTAGTTCTAGATATAGAGTACTTCGCTCGTGGAGAATAGTCTGGGTACTCGTGAACGAAGTCTTCGTATAGTTCTTGCTTGTATATCTTCTCTCCATCAACAAGCCTTCTGTTAGGGATAGACCCTTCAATCAGACCACACCACTCTATAAAGTCGTGGCAAGTTTCTGCTGATAGTTGTCTTACTTTTAGATTTACAAACTTACTCTGCATAAGTCCTTTATTTAAAAACAATTGTAAGCATTCAATCATATAGTTGTCAAACTGTAGCCACTCCTCTGTGTCCCAATCACTGAAGAACATCTTACCAAACTCTACAATTGGAGTAAAGTCTTTGGTGTAGTGTTGGTGCAGTTCTAGTTCCCACTTCCTCCTGGCGAACGAGTTACCTGCGCCCTTGATTGCATAGTTAGTTGTGATGATTATCTTCGGAGACTTGCTGAATGGTATCGTAATAGCATCCTTGTTTTTCTTTTCCAATGTCATTCCCTCTGTCACTACGCTGAACAATCTTTCGAAGTCAAAGTATTTTTTCACATCATCAAAGCACAGTAGTTGTGTGTCTGCTGACACTAATTGATATGCAAAACTTCTTTCGAATGTAAATGATTTGCCATCTATGTTAACTAGCTTTTTCATATGACCTAGTGCATTTTTAAACACACCCTTGCCTGTTCCTCCTTCAGGATTGTCTGATATAATCTCATCATTTAAAATCACAGCGGGGCAGTAGGACATACTCTTGTGTCCGTGCAACAAGAATCCTATAGTTGATTCCATAGACGTGGTTCTGCTACTGTCTCTATTACAAATGTTATTTATAAACTTTTGATAATCACAGTTGGTCACAGACTCTTCTTTGTAGTTCCTGTCTATGATGTGGTCTTTCCAAACATAGCCTCCAAGGTCTAGGTAGTCTATGGTTTTGATTTCATTCTTGGTAATCCTAACTGCACAGTTGTTGTAGTATAGATAACTTGTATCGTGTGTGTCTTCAATAAACAAGATGTCTATTGTTCCAAGTAAAGTCAGAAAGTCTTCTTTAAAAAACCTAGTCTGGTCTGCAAAGTAATTGTATACACTAAAATCATCTTGTGCTTTTAGGTGTTCTAGTATAAAGTCTTTTATCTCCTTCTCGCTCGTGTGGTCTATAAGGTTGTTGGTTACCTTGACAAAGACATAGTTCTTACTGCCCTCTGGACAATACTTATAGAATCCATTGTCTTCAAGAAACTCTTTGAACACATAGTGTATTATCTTAATCGTACCCTTCTCGTTCTTAGTCCAAAACTTCATCTGTTTGTTCTCGTCATCGGCACGCTCGAGTACTGCATCTATAACCTCCTCCTCTATGTCTAGTCTTGAGAGTTGCGTTCGTATCTCTGATTTGTTTACACCACGCTTTAGCTTCTGTCTTATCTGCGTTATAGCCTCATCATCCTCATAATACTTTGAGTTAAACTTAGCCGTGTTCTGATATGCTGAGTTGATTGTCTGCTCTATCTCCGATACAGTAAAGTCTCTTGATTGGTATTGGTTGCAAATGTATTGCGCTAGATTCTTGTTGATGCCATAATCATTAAATGCCATAGCAAGAACGTATACGTTATGGTTTCGTTGCCCTTCGACCATTGGATACTTTTTGTTCCACCACTTGACAAGGATATCTACAATCTTATTCTCATCTGTGATTGGTATGGTAGGTTGGTCTTTGTTTACTATAACCTCCCTGTACTCTGTCTCTTCTATAGTCTCCCATACAGTAGACTTGTCGTTCATATATACAAGTGGGTCATAAGATTCATAACAAACCCTGCTGATGTTTTTGCTTGTGGTGTCGAAGTGATTAGAGTTGTAGTAGTTCTCAAGTGACTGAAAGTATTTGATATGGTTCTCAGCATCGTTTGGAATCTTAACCAAAACTTTTAGTCCGTTACCTGATGGGGATATAAATACGCAAAAGGTATACTTGTCCTTCATCATCTTCTCCTTGTCTTGTATCATATCCCTTTGCTTTGCATATCCATCAAAGTCCAAACATATAAGACCACTATGTTCTAGTAGGGAGTTGTCTGCTCGTTTAGAAAACTTACCACTAAAGCATATCGATGGTAGTTTCTTTTTAAGTTCGTTACGCTCAGCTTTATTCTTTTCTTTTCTGATTTGGGTTACAAGTTCTTTAGACTTGCCATCCCTTATTCTATCGATAATCTTAACCACATCTATGTGGAATGGAGTATCTGTATTCTTTATGTCTTTAAATATTGTGACAGTCTGTGTCATTTTAGTGTCGGTTTTATGTCGATTGAAGTCAGTGTTTATAAGGTCATGTCAGTTATGTCGATTATTTCTTCATATATAAGAAAATAAATAATTATAAATAATAAAATATATATAGTATATAGAATTTTTAAATCAACATAGCATAGAACCAAAAAAAGGGGAGTAGCTAACTCCCCCTAGTTTGGAGCAAAATCTAAAAGGGTACTTCTGATTGTGTATCAGTAGCAGTTTTTGATTTTGGCTCAAAAGTATCTAGTTCTGTATAGTACTTTCCAGATTTAGCTATCTTGGTCTGGGTGTTTACCCATCCATTCTTTGCGTTCTTTTTAAGGAATGCAATAAACTCATCCACCTTGTACGATTGGTTTACAATCACAAAGTCGGGAGCGTTCTCATTTCTTTTGCTGATTAATCCATCAGCAAACACTTTCTCTTTTTGGTCTGTCATAATAAAAAATTAAAAATTAAATAGGTGTGTTTATAATATAGTTATCTATATTATCTTGTGAGTCAGGAGCAAACCACTTTTCGTAGGATGCTACTGCTTGTCCGACCTTCTCTTCAGCAAGCCCCATAGAGTTCTCGCTGACAGGAAATATTCCAAGGTCATAGTATCTGTTTCCATTTCTGTCATACTTCTTAGTCTTTCCTGTGACTAAAAATATTACAGGCTTACCGAATAACTTTTGATAGATGTACGCTTGAGTGTGGTAGAAATAATAGGGAGCATTTCTTACAAACTTAAATACATCTCCAGATGTTTTCAAATCTATTACATAATCATCGGTAAGGATGTCAGCCTTACCTTTCCACATTGCTCCCATTATCTCTCCTATCGCAGGTACTTCATACTTTGCGTTAGGCTCATTAATCAAATCAAAAAAAGGTAAATTTTCTAAAGTGTAGTCCACCATATCTTTGATGCCATTAGCATCCTTAGTAAGCAGGGCATAGTCTAACTTATTGTCAGCCACATACTCCTTGTACACCTTAGTGCTTCTCGATGTGGCATCTACAATATGAAAGTCTTTAGCCTTCTTAGGTTCTAGTATCAGTTGATGAAAGTATCTACCCTTTACAAAGGCTTCTCCATCCTTCTGAGGGGCTTGAAATTGCCTTGGCTCAGTTGTCAGTGCTTCGATGTTTGAGTTGGATAGATAGTTCCTACCTATGCCATTGTAATACTCATTGTCATCCTTTAGCTTTTTCAGAATCTGCTTTTCGTTCATCTTCTAATTGTTTTATGATTGGTTTATACTCTTCTAATCTCTTGACTATCTCTAGTAAACTTATCACGATTTGTCGTGTCTGTCCTAGTTCGTTAATCATCTCCTGCATAACACGAGTCTGAGACTCTATCTTGTTATACATTTCTATTAGCTTACTTTCCTTCATAAGCTTTTTTAACGGCAGTCTTATCCTTCGCTCGAAGAGTTCCATACTTTTGGTCTTCGAATGTCTTGATGATTTGCTCAAGGGTCATAGTATCTTTCTTTGATGCGATATACTTGAGTGCTTTCGCCCAATTGTCTGTATCAAGAATGTATTCCTTAGTAGGAGTGCTATCTGTCTTTTGGTTCTCGATAGCGTTAGCTACCTCTTCATAGGTTGCGATACTTCCATCACTACCTATACCTAATAATCCTAACGCACGACCTACTGCTGATGTCTCGCAGTTCTCAACGTGGTTTCGTTGATTTATTCTACTTCCATCTTGCTTTTCAAAAGCGTGACCAACAGAAGCTACTCGCCCATCAGGATATGATATGGTTGCCTTCATTAGCACCCAAGACATATCATCTGCACATTGAATGATGTCGCAGTCCTCTGACCAATTCTTATACTTCTCTTGTGAACGGAAGTAGTTTACTCTCGTGTGTACCTCAGCGTATTCCTTACCACCTTGTACCTTAATTGTTTTAAGTTGATTTGTCATAATTAAAATATTCTGTTTTTTTCTCCTAATCTTCTGTTGTATAATTCCACTATACTTCTTGCAGTATCATCTGAGTTTGGATAAATCATTAGCTTATATTTTTGTAATTGGCTTTTGAATCTTTTGATGTCAAACTTTTCATTGGCTTTTACTACCTTACTAAACGCTCGTGCAAACTTAGTTGTTTGAGAGTACATAGGAATGAATGGCTCTAGCCCAACAATCATCTCCGTTAACATTATACCTTTATCTATATTGATTTTAAAAACACCTTCTCTTACTCCTTTAGCTGAAGATTGAGCCGTGCTATCTGAATATAAATCCAACAGTGTGCCTGTTGATAGTTTAGTTTCATTGTTTTCAATCACTTCTTTAATAAGACTGTAGTCTTTATTTCCTTTTTCAGAATAATGATTTATGTAATCCATAACAGACCACCCTTTTCTTATAATGTTTACAGGTATGATACTATCTGATGATGCACCTATCTTAATCTTAGCAACGATATGTTCGCTCATTCTTTTAAGTGCTTCGAACCTATGCTGACCATCTATAATGTAATAGTCTTCATTGATTGTAATCTCTTCCAATAGTCCTACCTCTGAGATAGAAGCCATTAGTTTTTTAACGTGCGATTCGACAATGTTTCTGTTGGCGTTAAAGAATCTGAACCTATCGTAGTCCATTGTTCTTACAAATCTAGTTTTCATGTTGATTTAATTTTTGTGTTATTTTATAATATTTATTTAAAGTACTCTTTCTAGTGTCTTTCAAAAAGCCTATGTACTTGGAGTTGTTTCTGCCATTGATTTCATCTTTCATTTTTGTTTCAATGACATCAAGTCGCTCCTTGTATTTCACTAGTGCTAATTTACAAACACCTACTACCCACCCAAATTCAAAGAAGATATTGTACTCATCCTCCTCTAGTTCTTTGTAGTAGTCTCCACCTTTCGCAGTATTAAATATCTGTATTGAGTTGTCTTCGTGGTTTCTTACTATCTTGATTCCATAAGACATCCTCGCATCGTATTCATTACCATCTAGGTTTGTAGTCGCGTGGTCTTCTACTGCTTCTTCGTAAACATCGTGTAGTTCACTATACATCAGCAGTAATAACTTCAAGGCGAGGAATAATTTCTTTGTAGTCTTCGCTCTGTTCAATCCTCTCATTCATCTTCTGTATACCTCTTAGGATATTAGAGTGATGAATGTTGTAGTTGTTCTTCTCTAAAAATCTTTGGATAGATGCGACAGGTATGCCCCTCTTATTACAAAGATAAAAGAAGAGTTGTCTCTGCTCTAGACTATCATAGTCTCTTGCTCCAGAAAATAATTCGCTCTGGCTTATACCAAAAAATTGAGTGATGTTGTCTATGTAAGACTGAAAGATTTGTCTCTTATTCATTTTAAAAAGATTTTAGAAGCAAGGCTTACCATATCAATTGGCTTGTGTAGTTTTACTACATCTTCTTGCTTAGGGTTACGCTCCCTAAAAGGAGTTTTCTGTTGGATTTGAAACTGTTTGGCTTGATAGTCATCATCAAGATACCTATTAAACAGTTCGTTGTCTGTTAGTGTTGGCATAATATTTAGTTTTAATGTTACTCAAAGGTAACACATCTTCTACACACCACCAAACTTTTATGTAAAAAAAAAGAGAGAGACATCTCTGCCTCCCCCTAACTTCAAACAAGTATATGAATAACTCTTAGCTAATGTAGTTATAATTCTCGAACATTCAAAACCTTTTCTGATAAATCTACAGGCTCTTCAATGTTCTGATAGTAGTACCACCCACTATCATAACAGGCATCTAGTTTTATGTAGTTTTCAGCGAGCCTGTACACCTCAGTTCCATCCTCTGTCTCTCCAACGTAATCCCAATTAGGAATATCATACTCATCTTTTTGGAATAGTTCTCCGTTCTTATAGATTATCTGACCTCCCCACCCTTGCTCTTCTTCATACTCAAAGATAAAGTTTGGAAAGTGTAGTCCTATCAAATCAAGAAGTTCATCAGAGATTGACCCCCAAGCAGTTACAAAGTGCAGTTGGTCTCCTTCGACATCTTGGTCGTAGCATCCCCACTTAGTTCCCCAATTGTCTATGTTCCAATGATACCAATTGTCCTCTTCCTCCTTTGGTCTAGGCATTAGTAACATTGCTAGTCCTCCATTGAGTTCTTTGGAGGAGTTGTGCAACAGTTCCATCGTATGTGGTTTGCTTGTACTGTGTAGCGTATTGTAAACGTGATTAGGCATAATTATAAAATTTTATCGTTATCTAATGTTAGCAAAACACGATAGTCATTAGCTACTTTTCTAAGTAGTACCTTGATGTAGTGTTCTGAGTCTCCTGTATGATTATGTATCATACCGATTCCGTGAAAATATCTGATTGCATCCATTACCTCTTTCTTGGTAACTTGATGCCTTGTTGGTTTTGTTGTTGGCATAATTAAAATTTATTAAAGTGTGTAACATCATTCTCTGTAAACCATCCATCACACCCTGTGCAATGGTAGTTGTTGAATCCATCGTACTCTAGGTCGTGGAAACAATCAATGCATATCGGAGACTCATCCTCCAATGGCACATCATCAAAGCTAAACTGATTGCACGTTGGCAATACCTCTTCCTCTCTTTCGAATAGGTACGAGCGTAATGGTGCTTGACTATATGACTCGTGGTATACCTCCCCCTCGCTCGTATGAGTTCGGTTGAAGTATATCCAACAAGTGTATCGCTTACCCTTGGCAAGTATCTCTGTTTGCTTTCGCTCGTAGAAGTTGGGATGCCCCTCAAGGCTATCTAAGTCCCTTAGCGTGTCGTTTGATACACTAAAGATATCTACCTCTACGTTGTACCCCTTACCCTCTCTCTCGATGAGATATGGAAGTCCCTTGACAACAAGAGGATACTTGTTAGCAGTTACACCACTAGCAATGTGGTTTGAAGTTCTAAGGTAGCGTTGGTAGTTGGAGTACCCTTTCTTTAGAGTTCCGTATACTGCAACAAGATTGTCTTGCAGTACGTTGGTCTTGGAGTACCACACACCATCTCTATGAGTGTAGAGATGCTTGTTGTAAATCTGAAACGAGCGAGTGCGAGTGTTGATTGTAACAAACCTACAGTCGTACTTGGCTAGTGATTTCTTCCAAGTCTGTCTCGGCACAAGTCCTAGCTTGTTGGCTAGTACCTTACTATCACACATCTTGTCATTGCCAAGTCCCTTGATAGTTCCGTTCATCATCAGCAGTTCATCAGAGTTGTTGCCACATACAAATGGATGCGTGTTCTCTCTGTTTACTGCACCAACAGTTGCATACCTAAAGTGTGCAATGAATGGTCTGTCTGTGTCTAGGAGTTTGTACTCCTTAGATTTGTGGTAGGATACCTTATAAGTATCTAACCAAACAATGCCTAGTCCGTGAGGATTAATCCTCGCTGAGTTCTTGAGGATGTCCATTGGAATGGCATTGGTCTTTTGTTTGATAATAATAATACACATAGTTTTATGTTTGTGAGGAGTGCATTGGTCTACACTGACCTCGATTAATAATCACAAAGATAACACATTATTCGCACACTACCAAATTTATTGTATAAAAAAAGAGAGCCATTTCTGACTCTCTCTTGTATGTATGGAGGAATGCCTATCATAAATCAGCATTTCATCTCGAGATTCTATCTCACGTCTGAGTCCTCCATAGATTGTTCTAGTCTGTTTACTTGCTTTGCAAGTTTTAAACTTGCCTCAAGTAATTTATACTGTTGTTCCGATTCACATCTGAACAATACGTTCCCCAATACCTCTTGGTTTTCAAAAAGGTATCTGTCAAATACATTTGCATTTCTAAAGTAAAGAGTAGCTAGGGTGTTTACGGGGAGTGAATTTAAAAGTCCTTCCTCATTAATATAAGCAGTCATACCCTCTTCTAAAGATACAAGTTGAATTAACCCTCCTACTGCCTTCTGCTTATTTTTCAAGCCTTCAGCATTGTAGCCTGAAACAATTGTCGAATCCGATTTAAGTAAAATATAATAAGTCATAACATATGATGCTCCTAACACCTTGAATTAGTTAAACAAAGCACAAACATAACACATTGTTTACAAACTACCAAATATATTGTATTTTATTTTAGAGTGTCGTTGCAAAGACACTATTGGGAGTGTCGTTGGCGACACTATTGCATAAAAAAAGGGAGACATCTCTGCCTCCCCTGACTAAAAACAAAACAAAACATTAGGACAATCCTAAAAACCTCGCTACTACATATAACCCTATCATTAGTGTCATCTGTACTCCCATCATTATAGCACCCATCTTTAGAATGGTTGTATCTGATGTTCTAGCTTTCTCTTCATTGATTGCCTGTCCGACATTCCAATAGGTTCTTCCTTGGTAGTGAACAGGTCTTACAATGGCTTTGCCATTCTCGTTTGTCTTTCTTGATTTGATTAATAAATCTCGGAGTTCTTTGTCCTCGATTTTGTTGGCTAAATAATCAGTTTCAAAATTCATAATATAAATATTAGTTAAACGATTTTAATCCTAATCGTTATAAGGAGTTTTAAATCTATAGGTCTGATATGTTTCAGCAATAGACTTGTTGAAATCTAGTACACGCTCTCTGTATTTTTTATCGGTACAAAATTTCTTCATGGCATGGACGCTAGTCTGTCCGTGGTCACTTCCATAAGTTTCTTCGAATTGTGCTATCTGCTTTAGCTTTGCATCTAGCATTTGTTTACTTAGTTTCATAGGTTCTGCAAGTTATATAAATTTTTTATTATCCAAGGTATTATCCTTCAAGACTTTAGGTTTTTGCCCTGTCTCTGTTTCTGTCTGTCGAGACAATCTACCCTGCATTTTTTGCAGGGTAATTGCTCGTTCCCATCTCGCTCTACTGCTCATCGCTTTGGCTTCTTAGATGTTGGTTAGAAAGATGTTGTATGTACTTGTCTTTAAAGTAAACTTCAATAACAACCCATAAATGGAGATTTTTTCTCGCCCATCTATCTGCATCTGCTTCTGTAATAAATCTTCTTACTTCGCCTTTTTGCTTGGCTATTTCTAGACTCGCTTCGTTCAGCACAATATAAACTTTGGTTGTTTTCATAACGCTTGTATTAATTGTTCAACATCAGTCAAGTTGTAGTGCTTGACCTTTACTTTGTTCCAGCCGTTGCTTGGAATTGATATGCCATAGTTCTTCCTCACGCTAGTAAGTGCTGATTGTATCGCATTGTCGTTGGTATGATACCATCTCACTCTGCCATTTGCAGTAGTTCTAACACCCTTTCGAGTGCGTTTAAGGAATCCTATGCCTAAGCTATCAGCAAAGGCTATGAATCCATCGTTGATGTACACATTGGTGTACGCATAGACTGAGTACTTCTTTCGCGTCAATCTGTTGGTCAAATCTAATTGTGTCATAGTATTAATTATTTAAAAATTCTATTATTACTTCTTGTTGTTGTGGTGACAAATCACCAAAGCTTACACCATATGTATTATATGCTGAGTTGTTTAGTCTATCTATATTCATAATCTTAATAATATTTGTTAAACATAGATTTGATTTGACTAAGTATTGCTATCTGTTCGGGTTCAGAATAACATTTATTTCTCATTTCCTCATAGATATCAGCTATAAGTTCAGTAGCACGCTCTTGTGCTATCTCTCTTTCTTTTTTATCTCGTTCTGTATATTTAGATGCGTGGTGTACACTCATAATATTTAATTTAAATTAATGTTTCTGTTTCGACCTTTTGGTCTCATCAGCATAGGCACACACCTATGGACAGAGGATAGTGTCTTTAAAGACACTACCCTTTGCTTACATCATCGGATAAACTCCTCGATGCTACTAGATATTGTACCATCCTTGACAAACTTGTAGAAGTCTTTCGCAAGGTTTAGTATCATAATAGTCTTGGCAATATCCCCCTCGTACATAGAAAGGATAATAGGCTTTACCTTATTGAGTAAGGTACTGAATCTACCATTGGGATTCTCGATGCTGAAGTCAACAATCTGATATATCAGTTCGTATCTTCTGAACATCTGCTTGTAGCTAGTAATACGATTAGGCACTCTAAACTCTAGGCAGTTGTTCTTAGCTAATGCTATCTGATACTTTCTATCCCATCCATTGAAATGGTTTAGTCTATTAGGATTTCCATCGGCAAGTATGTTAGAATATGGTTGCATACGCAGGTTATGTCGCACATAACCATTCTTTAGTCTCTTACGGAATAAGGCTAAAAGGATAGATGCATTGAGTCTTACTTTCTCGTTTAACTCTTGACCACACATCTCATTCACACCAATAGTGATATGACCTCCACACCTTAGGTTGCTAGGGCTACGCTCATCATCCATAATACCTTTAGCTTTGAAAATCATATCGAAGATTTTGTTCCTCCATTGGCTAGGAGGAAGTAAAGGTAGGATGTTAGTCACAGCTTCTACACCACAGCTACCATCTCTTTCGTAGCCTTGGATAAGGGCATACTCTTTACGAGTACCCCTACCAAATTCTGATTTCTCAATCTCGAATCCAATGGTATAGTTACTGCGATAGTTAGCTACTCGTAGCCCTACGTTAGTTACTTTGGATTTGATGTTCTTCACATCAATCTCAGTCGCTCCATAGCTATGGTCTAGTACACTAGGCTTGTTATGGTAGCGATTCATACGAGAACGTGATTGTTCTCCAGTTGTTGTGTATGTAATACCTTTTTTCATAATGTTTGAAGTTATTTTAGGTTATTGTAATTGTTCAGTTAAAAATGCTATTGCACTACGGATATCATCGTGACAATTGGTAGTAACCAATCCCTCGCTATGACTGTATCGTACAGATACGTTACCACTATCAGCCTTGAAAGACAAAGTGAAAATAGTATCGCTAGTAGACTCAGTAGCATCTTCAGTAGTGTCCTCAGCGACACTATCATCTTCAATAGTGTCCTCAGCGACACTATCAGCAGTAGCTTGCAAATCAGCTACGTTTACATCTTCATTCTGAGCATAGGCTTTAGCAAATTGGTTTAAAGACTCAATAGATATCTTGACCTTTTCGCCACTATCCTGCAAATGCTTGCATTGTCTTTCGAAGATTTCGACCACATCCTCAGCTACATTGCTAGCCTTGATACACTTGTACATCCAAGGTTTTTGGCATTCGAATACTTTGTCAGCCAATTCCTCAGCAGTCCATACGATGCCTTGGTCAGCAAATAGTAACTGTGTCTCAGGCTTGTCAAACCATTCTTTAGCCTCTCGCATCAAGGTAGCCATCTCTAACTGCTTTCTGAATTTAGTACGTTCAGCAGTCTTGATAGATTTCTGTAAGGATTTAACCTTAGTCAATTGCAAGCCATCTTTGACTGCATCCGAGCCTAAAAGCCCTGTCTCAATTTCTAGTAGATTTCTCATTTTAATCTAGTTTTTGTGTTAATCGATGCACATCTCTTGTGCATTACTTATGTAAATATAGTGTAAAGCAGTGAAACTACCATAGGTTTTTTGTAGGATTTTAATCTTTCGTGTGCAACATACTGCAATAGTCTATGGATAAAGGGATTAGAATTGCATTGAATACTTAGTTTAGTTTTGTCTGGTGTTTATCTGGGGAGTAATTAACAGATGTTTCTTTGTCTGTTAAACAAACGTGAAACGTACGTTACTCCTAGGCTAAGCTAGGGGCAGTAGGGTTATAGGCTAAGGTCTAGGCAAAAACCCTAAAAAATCTAGGATAAAGGAGCAGAATCGAGATGGGGGAGGAGCAAAAAAAATCGGCTTTCGGTTGGGGGTCGGTGGCCGTGTGCGCGCAGGGAACCCAAACACTCTATACATCTAATATTTTTTATTATCTTTGTATATGGAAATAGAAATTCACAACAGGCTTAAAATAGGATTTGCATTAGGCTGGTCTTATTACCCTAGAGATAGAGAGTTTGATTATTCTGAAGTGACAATCTATTTAG